GGTGGGGTCGGGGTCGGTCGGTCAGGCGCGTCCGACCCTTGATCCGCTCACTGGTCGAGGCACTCACTCGCACGATCTCATTAAGGCAGCAGCTTTTTGAGAGCAGCATCGACACGCTGTTGCAGCAAAGGTGCCGCCGTTCTCTCAAATGCCGATCTTGTCGCACCCTTGGTCATTTCCACCGGGATGAAAACGCCCGACCGGGTATAGGTGATTTTGGTTCCAGACTTGTTCAACCTATGGAAAGCATGGCCGTAAAACTTGGGAACGTTGACGCGACCGGGAAAGCGCCCGCCTTTCAGAAATGATCCCGCGAACAACTTCCGCTGCCCAAATGGCTTTGCGGAAACGCCTGCACGCAATTCGCGAGGCGAAAGATATTTCAGACGAATATCGCCGCCTCGCGTCACCATTTCGTAGGAAAGCTTGCCCGGTCGTGCAACGCCGGGATCCCCGACTGCCTTGACGATTGTCTTGCGTGCCAGCCCCGTTTGCTTGGTCAGGTTCCGAACAACCTGTGTCTTTGCCCGGTTGCCCACCTGATTGACGATACGCGGTAGCACCGTCGGAAAGCGAGAATTGAGAACCGCAATCCTCGATCCGAATAGCGAGAGGTGCTTGTCAGCCCAGTGAGCTGTGATCGTAGCCATGGTAGCAAACCTCGATCACTTGCAGGCGCTGCTGCTGAAATAGTCATCCATCGTGCAGAAATGCTTTGCGCAACCACTCAGCGCGAAAGCCACCAGCAGCAGTGCGATCAGGACAAACAGTCGGTTGTCGATGGATCTGATCATTGGATCGGCCTTTCAACAAAAACCGTTTATCCTTAGTACAAACGAAAAGAGCGCCAACAGGCGCTCATCGTTCGGTAAATTCTGGACATAGCTTGCGCACTGGCCCTGAATCGGTGTCTCTGGATTGAGACTGTCAGAGCGGGGTCCGAGCGTGGCCACCTCAGGAACTAGTCCCCACGTGCTACCGTGTATTGAGGATCACTATCTAAACCGGATCATCCCGTGAGCAGATTACGCTCACAACGGTTCGAGAATTGCAATAGGCACCGTCATGGCAACTGGCCTGCCCATGACCGAAACCTCGACCACGACCAAACCATTTCCTTTCGAGCCGCCAGAGACCAACTCAGCACGGCAACCGGCAAACGGTCCGTCGGCAACCCGCGCCCATTTCACACCGATGAACCTGCGATGGAAATGCTCATAATCGTATTTACCATCTTCCGCTTTCGCCATGAAAAGTAAGACGTTTTGGGCGCTGACAAGAAATGGATTCTCATATCCGCCGAGGATCGAAATCACGTTCTCGAAGCTCAAAAGCCCTGCCAAGCAGACGTTGGAAATGATGCACCGGGCGAGCACGTAACCGTTCATGACCGGCTGCTTTCTGGGTGGTATCTCGCGACCCTGCCGGCGTATTTTGGGCCCCATTTTCATGGGGACAAGTACCTCAATATTTTCTTTTTCGAGCGCTTCCCGCACCAAAAGTTCGCGTCCTGACACCACCTGTAGCACCAACCAAGGCGAATCATCGCCTGCGCGAATCGCAGCCGCAGTCCTCATTCTTGCTACCCTCCGGCGCTCTGACAGCACCTTGTCTATAGCCCTGCACTGGTCAGCAGTCGGCTGCATTGATAGCGCCGCGTCGATCTGCTTGCGGTCAATTGCCATCATGTTCACCCAATCCCCTCAAAGCAGATTCAAATTCATAAAGCGCATCAGGCCCGCCCTTTGGGCAGTAGACGACTGCCAAACGATCGAACTCACCCGGCCAAGGCCATGCCCGCCGCCTGAATTCGCCCCTCCATGCATCCAGCATTGTCGTGTCTTGCGGCACAGGCTCCATCAGCGCTGCCGCGTCATGCCAAATCGCCGGGAATACAGCGCCGCCCTTCTGTTGCTGGATATCCCGGAACCGCGCTATCGCAGGCCATGCCTTCACAAGCTGCGATTTCGGCAAGAATGGGCTGCGAGCCAATTCACGATCCGCAGGACCATCGAGCAGATGCGCGAACATTCGGGCCAGACCCACCGGGCCAAGGCAGGAAGCCCAGCCGTCCGGCTTGCGTTCCTCGCTGCGCGAAGCCTGCGCTTTGACGGTTTCCACCCGTTTCAGGATTTCAGGGTCCAGTGCGGTCCATGTGCGATCCCGCAAGAAATTGCCCACGGCTTGCGGGCTTTTCTTCCTTGCGGCCACATCCAGCAGATAGGCATCGCGCCACTGTTCGGCCTTCCGGCGCTCTTCCGGTGTCAGACTGGCAAAACGCTTTGCAATCCAGTCCAGTGCAGCGCCTACGTCCCAGTCCTTCCAAGGCCCGGCAACAAATCCGGTGCCGTTGCAGAACCGGGCAACACGTTTCTGGAAAGCGGCAGACGCCGGGTTGTCTTCTGCTGGCATCGCCACTGCATCATTCCCTCTTTCCTCAATTTCGCTCGCGCGCGCCTCTCTCTCTTCGTTAATTGGGGTTGTTAAAGAGGGGTCGTTAATAGGTGCCGGTCCAGAACCGGCAGGGGGTGCCGGCTCTAGGGCGGCAGGGGGTGCCGATATACCGGCAGGGGTGCCGACATAGCGGCAGGGGTTATCGGCGTCGGATACGCTCGACACATCCGGATGCTTTGGATCAAGAACGACCCGATACCAATGCGCGCTATCACGCCCGCTGTCAGACTCTTGGACGTGACGCTCCAAATAACCGGCATCAACCAGACGATTGATCGCATCGAAAACGGTTGAACGGGCGCAGCCCATCTCGTCCGCCATTCTCACCTGACTGCGCCGACACCAGCCCAGATCATCGGTATGCCTGCCGAGGACGCAAAGCACCTGCAAGTCGCGAGGTTTCAGCGCCTTGTCTGTGGCCGCACGGGCCGGAATAATGGAAAGGCGGGGTCCACTCATTGCGAACCGCCTTTCCCGCGCATCCACGCGCTAGGCCGAAAGTCCTGTCCAGCCATCAGTTGCCCACCTTTCTCCATGCCTCGAAGGATGCGCGCAGCGATCGCCAACGATCCGCCGCTGCATCGTCCTTGTTCAGTTCGCTTCGTGATGTGATGCCGAGGATGGTGCGTAGTTTCTGCGCGGCCCTTTCGGCAGTAAGTGGCCGCTCAAGCCCGTGCTTTTCTTCGAGAAAAACCTTGAACGCCGCGTCATCGCACTTCATCGCAGCTTCCGCCGCGAAGTCCTTGCGTTTGCTGTGGTTTTGCTGACGCGGCGCTTCCTTCCGAGCCTTTGCTATCGCCCGGTCGACAAGTCGCAGCAGAAAGGCCACCATTTCCGGCGCACCGACAATAAAGTCGATTTCTTCTGGTAGTGCGCCCGGATGGAAACGGGCGATCTCATTGAGTTCGCCCACGGAAGTTCTCGCCTCGACAAACTGGCCGCGATCATCGGCGGACCGGTACCATTTTTGCCCCGACAGACCGGCAAGCTTGTTTCGGATCCGATGCAGCTCCATCGCTTCGGGGTTCATATCTCGCCCCTCCATTCGATGATCTCTAAGCTGCAGTTAAGCGCCAGCTGTCGTTCCGCGAGTGCGCCTTTGGAACGCTCCCAGCCCGGCAGCAAAACGATGGTGTCAGCTTCCAGACAAATGAAGATGCAATAGGACGCAAACGCCCGCCTGATCGGAAATTCTTCCGGTGGGCCGTCGTGTGGAAACTCTGCCGGATTGTAGACACGATGCCCCGACTCTCGCAGCTGCGCCGTGACGCGGTGAAAAGCCGGATAGTTATAGTCTGGCAGGCCCGTCATCGGTCCCGAAAGATAAATGTTGCGCTTGCGGGTAGGCATGGCGGCGTCAGTCACTCTTCCGCCCTCCCCGCAGCTTCATAGCCCCAGGCATCCCAGCCGGGACGCGGCGAACGACAGAACAGTTCAAGCTTTGGAACGTCGGGATAAAGCCGCTCAATCTGCTCGGCGAACCATGCTGGCTTTGCCGAATGCTTGCCCTTGCGCTCGCGGTGCACGGTTTCAGGCTGGGTACCAGCCAGCGGCGCAGGCGGATTACCGCGCTTGCCGATTAGCAACAGTTCGTGCCGGTCGCGGCCCCAATATCCGGTTCCTGCGACTTCCTTGTCCCAGATCCAGTGATGGACATAGGTGAAGCCCCAAGCTCGCATGACGCCAACCGCATCCAGAAGCATCGGATTGGTAGCCCAGAGAAAGAGCAACGCATCGGGCGTGAATGGTGAGCCGATCTCAGCAAGAAGGCCAGATATCGACGCTGTATCCATCGTCGGATAATGGTTTTCTGCGCTCTTTTCCCGGCCAGTTTCTTCCGAGTAAACCCCGAACCGCCATGGCGGATCCGCGTAGATGATCGGAAAAAGACGCTCGACTTTTCCGGGGGCCGTTTCCCGCCCCTTTTCGGCAACCAGTGCCATGGTCGTAAGCCGCACCGCATGGCGAACCTTTTGCTGCTCGGCCCGAATTTTCTTGGCCTCGGCAACAATCGCTTTCTTTTCCTCTCGAACAACCCGCGCCTGCTCGGCATGCTGGAGTTCAGACAACGCCTCGCCTGCATGTACCGACACTTTGCCGGCGCGGATCGCGTCAATGAGTTCCGGCGCACCATGTTCGCGGACACGTCGAGCAGCCGTCACCGCACGTTCGGAAACCGACAGCTTTTCCGCAGCCCGTCGGGTCGGCAAATTTGCTGACCCGGCAGTGGCCTGATTAACGCCCCGTTCCCAATCAACAATCATCGCCGCCGCAATGGCGCGCTGGCTTTCGCTAAGGTGACGCCTGTGCAGATTCTTCGACAGTACGAAGCTGAGAGGATCAGCCCCGGTAAACTCGGCATAGACCGGATCGACGCCGGCCAGACCGCATGCGGCCTGCCGGTTGCGCCCGTCCAGAACCTTCCCCTCCAACAGTAGGATAGGCTCGACCTGACCGTTTGCCGCGATGTCAGCAGCGAGAACCTTCAAATCGGCTTCCGCGATCATCGGGAAAATGTCGGCGAGTGGATGCGACGGATATGTCATGCCGCAACTCCGCGTTTCCGCGATTTCGCCGAAGCGGTCGCCGCCTTGGCCCGATGCCCTTCCAGCAGAAGAACGGCCCGTTCAAGTGTTGCCGCGCCGACGCCATCCGCCAGCGCCGTGGCAAAGCGAACATGCAAATCCAGTTCCCGATCCGAAACCGGGTTGCCTTGCTCCTGACCAACGCGGGCTGCAAAGGCCGCATCAAAAAGCATCTGCGCGAAGGCTGACGGCTTGTAGCCTTTGCTTTCGGCCATTGCGGTAAGACTTCCATAAGCCTTGGCATTCAGGCGAACCGCAACCTTAAAACTTGACGGATTCATATGAACGAACCTCCGCGAGATAGATGACGACGAAAAATGGAGAA